ACCAACGTCCACCAAAGTAGGTTTATCCTTTATTTTTTTATACAAATGATGACCACCTGCTACAGCGCCGGCTGCTCCAAAAAATGGAGCATCTTCTTTAACTCTCTTACCAGCTTTTTTTAAAGCTTTACCAGCTACTTTGCTTCCTTTCATTAGTAAGTTTATCCAGCCCATTAGGCTTTTCTTTTAGCAGCTATTTTCTTGAATGTTTTTGCTAGAGCTAAAGCTCTGCCTGTACATCCTTTTTTAGTAATCGGTGTACATTTTCCTTTAGTTCCTCTTTTTTTAATGGAAGCACTAACTTTTTGCATCCATTTCTTGTCAGTACCTTTTTTAAATCCTATTCTTCCGCCTTCAGCTTTACTTTCCCAGGGTTGTTTAGGTAATCTCTTAGGATCTCTTTTCCAAGGGGGTAAATCTCCCCATTTATCTCTTTGTCTTGCAGAAAGACCTCTTTTAATTCTTCGTACACCTGAAGCTATTCTTCCTTTTTTAGTAGAATGAGGTTTTCCTTCTTCTCCTCCTCCCAAACGTTCTGTAATTCTCTTTATAGCTTGTTTACCAGCGCTCATACCATGAGCATGTCCAGCTCTTCCACCTTTAGCGAATGTAAGTCTATTTCCTCTTAATGCTATATCACCCATTAGTTAAATCCTTTTTTATGCCACGAGCCAGTACCTTTACCTTTATAATCTTTTAATTCTTCTGCTTGACCCGTCGCTTCCATATCTTTAAGAGTTTTCTTGCCTTCTGTAATTTGTTTTTTAGCTTTATCAATTTTATCGCTACGTTTAAGACTGAAATGAGTTCTTACAATTCTTTTTCTATCTTTAGCACTTTTACCTGCACTTACGTACCAAGGTATTTTACCTTTTAAAGGTTTAACACTTTTAATGTCAGGGCTTCTGCCGCCATGTTTAATGCGATGCTTCCTAAGTGCTTTACCAAAACCCTTGATCGCTTTACCTACGATACTTCCCATTATAAATTCCTATTTGTTGACTTTGCCAGATTTTCTTTTTCCCCATTTGCCATAGGATTCGTCTCTACGATCTTTGAAAGATTGTTTCTTAGTAGATTCTTTACCCGTTCTCATACCAAGAGATTCATCTTCACGTGCTGCGTAGCCCTGCTTTTTGCTTCCAGCAGATTTACCTTTGCTATAAGGGAATCTTACATTACTGCGTACACCGTTTTGTCTCATAATGTTTCCTTTTTAATATAGTTAAACAATAATGGCAACTTATTTCTTAGACTTAGGTCCGCCATTTCTAAAGACCTGAGTACCCTTTATTCCAAAAATGCTCGCTACGACGGTAATCCAGAGTGTCTGGAACCATATTGGCAATGAGCCAAAATGATGGAAGAAAAGCTCCACCTTCTGCATCATTTGCGCATCGTCACTGAAGACTCCCCATGCGAGCACAATGATCGGCGCCGAAATTATCAAAAGGACGAATTCGTCCTTATAATCATTATCTCGCGATTCTAAAAGTTTGCCCTGGTAAGATTCCTCACCTCGCGCCATGCGCTCGGCATGCATTAAAGCTGCATCCGACATCGCGGCTTTTGTCTTTTGTCTATTCTGATAGATATGACTCCCAGTCTTGAGAGCCATCTTTGCTAGACCAAACCACATACTAGAACCAGGTTGCTGTTTGTTTTCTAGCTTTACCTACACCCTTAACAGTAACTTTTGTTCCTACGCCTATTTTATTAGGAACACCATCTTCATTAGTGATGATTTCTTGTCGAGGATCTTTACGTGTAGTATCAAGCTCAGCTTTATATTTTTTGCCGCCTTCCGGATATCCTATTGGTGTTTTTGTCATATTTTTCTCCTTTTAAATTTGTATCCTATCTTCTAGGGCCTTTCAAGGTTTTAACATCCTTACGTTTCATTCTATCGGAATATACTTTAACCTCATTAGACATTTGTTGTTTAGCGAGGGAAGTATCCGCCCGTAGCTCAGCCAGCTCTTCATTCTGTTCTAGTTTGTCGTCAAACTGTTCTTGACCCATCAATTGTTTGGATTTATCCAAATTAATCTTTTCTTGATCCTGTTCTCGTTTAGCTGAATCATCCATGGCTCTTAAATCAAGTTCTCTTGCTTTTAATCTAGCAATTGGATCATTTCCAAATTGACCCATGATTTTATTCTCTTCATCTTTAAACTCTTGCATCATTTCAGCAATTAAAGCTGCTTTTCTAGCTTCAACTTTCATAGACATTTCCATTAATTGTTGTTGAAACTGTGGATCCTGCTGCATTTGAGGATTTTGCTGCGCCATTTGTTGCATTTGCTGTAATTGCATCATTTCTTCTCTAAATTCTACTTCAATTTGCTCTTGAGCCATCATGGAGATGTGTTCAAAGCAGTTTTTTTCCAAAGCACCTAAAATCATGGGGTTATTTCGAGCTAAGTTAGTAGAAATGAAGTTTAAATGTGAAGTTATGTGCGCTTGATGGTTTTGACCTTTAAAAGCTTGAAAAGGTTTACTGCTTAAAGCCATAATATTCTCTACTGCCGGATCTAAAGGCGTTGGCTGAGGCGGAGGAGGTAAAATTTTATCAATTTCTTACACTCCGATCGCACTATACATGGCATAAAAAGCTTCATACAAATTATGCAGCTGCGGATTCGCTTGAGCGAGCTGTAATTCTGTTTGCGCCATTGAAATTCTTTGAGATTGAGAAAAAATATTAGGATCTGCAACAGGAACAATATCTACTTTGTCATCAAAATCTGTAACTTTTACATTTCGTTGTGCTCCAACTACATCGTAAGGATATTCAGGAGGTAAATAAGTTTTAAAAATGCCCGCTAACAAATTAAATTCTTGTTTAAGCGCCACAAACAATCGTTTGTGAATCGCTGACATGACCCTTGAACCACGTTCTAAGAGAGCAATGGTCGTTCCAACAGCGGCCTGTTGGTTGCCGTCTCCGACCTGCATATCAGCGATGGCGGCAAATCTTTGTCCTGCTTGGACAACAATTCCCATCAAAGACAATAAAGTCTGTGATGGTTCTTTGAAAGGTAAAGTCATAAAAGCATCCTTGATGTTTCCACCAGGTGCATCTACATCTCTAAATTCGCCGGGCTGTATTGCTTGGGCCTCGTCTCTTACACGTATTCCTCTTTGTTTAAAACCTGCAGGAAGATTACTTAATGTTCCTGCATCTAATAATTGACGTAGAGCAGTTGTTGCAGTACGACTCAAACCGCCAATCATATGGATTAATCCAAATCCATAAAAACCCATTCCAGGTAAAAATCTGAAATGAACAAAATATTGTATTTTTAATTTCATCGGATCTTCTTGTTTATAATTTCGTCTGATCGATAAAACTTGTCTTGATCCTTCTTCAATCGTCACGATGTAAGGAAGTTTAATCCCTGTAGGTTCTCCATCTTTCATATCTTCGAACCCGTCAATATCTAAATTCACGTGACATTCAAGAATAGTAAATATATCCTCATCTCTTGTTTTTTTAATTCCCTCAAGCTGTCTTTCTTTTTTTTCAACTTCCGTTTCTTGATCGTAGCCAGGTTTCACTTCGATATCTCGATAGAAACCTGCAACTTGTTTTTTTCTGAGATCATTCTCAGACATTTTAATAACGTGAATAACCGCCTCCGCATCAGCTAATGAGGTAGCTGTATACGGGACAATTAAATCATCCGCTTGCACAAATTTTGATACCGCTCGTCCTAAAAGTTCATCGTAATAAACTTTTTTGAAAGCGGATCCTGCTAACGGTAGATAAAAAAGCATTTGATCGAACTCAGGTTCGTACTCTTTCATCACATCCATGAGCTGATAGTTCATGAAATTTTTAACCCGATTAGACTGTTCTTCTTTTTGTCTGCTCGGTCTTCCAAGTATCTGGGTTCTAACAGGACCCATTGATGGAAGTAATTCTTTATAAGCTTGCGCTTGAAACTGGGTGACCGCTTCTGCAAGCACTGGGTGCGTTGCACCACTTGCTCCCTGAAACGGTTGGGTGGGATTGATGTATTTAAATCCTAATAAATCTAAACCTTTGATGTAGGTATCTTCCCAATCTTTACGGGAAGTTTTATACTGCATATAATTTTCATTTAATTCTGAACCAATTGAACCTAGAATATCGTCTGGGAGTAATTCAGCTATATTGGCAAAATGATCTTGAGTAACCTGTTGCT